GAACCCAGCTTTAAATCAAACATTTGGTGCTGGTACGTTAGTTAATTCAAGTCTATCTGGCGGTTCTAATGGATCTGCTTCAACAATAGGTGAAAGAAAAACTGCTTATGAGAAGTTTGCTGATGCTGAAACAGTTGATGTTAATTTAATCATCGCTGCAAAAGGTGATGCTACTCATATTGATAACCTAATTACAATTGCTGAAAACAGAAAAGATGCTGTAGTTTTTGCGTCTCCTGAAAGAAGTGATGTAGTTGGTATTGCAAGTTCAGAAACACAAAAAGATAATATAATTGGATTCTTTAATGGAATTCGTTCATCATCTTACATTGTTTTTGATAGTGGTTACAAATATACATATGACAAATATAATGATGTGTTTAGATATATTCCATTAAATGGAGATATTGCTGGATTGGCTGCAAGAACAGACTTAATCGCAGACTCATGGTTCTCACCTGCTGGTTTCAACAGAGGAATCATAAGAGGTGCTGTTAAGTTAGCATTTAATCCAACTAAAGCACAAAGAGATGAATTATACAGAGCCAGAGTAAACCCTGTGGCAACATTCCCAGGACAAGGTACTGTATTATTCGGTGATAAAACTGGATTATCAAAACCTAGTGCGTTTGATAGAATAAATGTTAGAAGATTGTTTATCGTTTTAGAAAAGGCAATCTCTACGGCTTCTAAATTTCAATTGTTTGAGTTCAATGATGAGTTCACAAGAGCACAATTTAGAAATATCGTAGAACCATTCCTAAGAGATGTTCAAGGTAGAAGAGGTATCACAGACTTTTTAGTAGTGTGTGATGAAACTAATAATACTGGCGATGTCATTGATAGAAATGAGTTCAGAGCAGATATTTTTGTTAAACCTGCTAGATCCATTAACTTTATAACACTTCAATTCGTTGCAACAAGAACAGGTGTTGCATTTGAAGAAGTAGTAGGAGCGTAACCATGCCAAATATAAATGACTTTAAAAGTAAGTTAAGAGGCGGCGGAGCTCGTGCTAATCAGTTTAGAGTTACAATGCCTTTCCCTGGATTTGCTGCTGTAGGTGGGGAGACAGAATCAATGTCTTTCTTATGTACATCAACATCTTTACCAGGAATGACAATTGGAGAAGTTGCTATTCCATTTAGAGGAAGAGAGTTATATGTTGCGGGTGATAGAACATTTGCAACTTGGACTACAACTGTTTTAAATGATACTGACTTCTTAATTCGTAACGGATATGAAAGATGGTTAAATGGTATTAACAATATGTCAGATAACGAAGGATTGACAAATCCTATTGATTATCAAGTTGACGCATTTGTTGACCAACTTGACCGAAACGGTAATGTGATTAAATCATATACGTTTAGAGGAATGTTTCCTACTACATTGGATGATATTCCACTAGACTATGGTACTAACAACGCAGTAGAATCATTTACTGCTACGCATAGATACCAATACTTTGAAACAAATACGACTACTTAATACCATTATAAGTAGTAGTAAGGAGAATTAAATTATGGCTGAACTGTTTGGGTTTAAGATTGAGCGTTTAAAAACCTCAGAACCAGATCCAAGACAAAATATAGTCCCACCTCAAGCGGATGACGGTACCCAAACCGTCCCCGCTGGTGGGTTTTTTGCGTCTTATGGTGGTTTTGATGTTAACGCTAGAAATGAATTAGATTTAATAAGAAGATATAGAGAGGTATCACTTCATCCTGAATGTGATATGGCAATTGAAGATATTGTTAACGAAGCAATTGTATCAAACGAAAATCAACAATCGGTACAATTAGACTTATCTGGATTAACATATAACGATTCAATTAAAAAAGCAATACGAGATTCCTTTAGAGAAGTTTTAGACTTACTAAATTTTGATACAAAAGGCCACGACATCTTTAGAAGATGGTATGTAGATGGCAGACTTTATTATCATAAAATTATTGATAAAGATTCACCAAGAAAAGGTATCACAGAATTAAGATATATTGACCCTCGTAAAATTAAAAAAGTACGAGAAGTTAGAAAAAATAGAGTAGATGGTATGCCTGGTTCATTTGCTATGACCAATCAATACCAAGAGTATTTTTTATTTAATGAAAAAGGTATTCACCCAACAGCAACATCAAATGCTGGTGGATTACAAATTGCTACAGACGCAATTTCTTATTGTGCCTCTGGTTTAATAGATCAAACAAATAATACAGTTTTATCTTATTTACATAAGGCAATTAAACCTGTCAATCAATTAAGAATGATTGAAGACGCTGTTGTGATCTATCGTATCGCAAGAGCACCAGAAAGAAGAATATTTTACATTGACGTAGGTAACTTACCTAAAATTAAGGCCGAACAATATTTAAGAGATGTTATGGCACGTTATAGAAACAAGTTAGTTTATGACGCAAGTACAGGTGAGATACGTGATGATAGAAACCATATGTCAATGTTAGAAGACTTTTGGTTACCTCGTAGAGAAGGTGGAAGAGGTACAGAAATTTCTACTTTACCTGGTGGACAAAACTTGGGTGAAATTGCAGATATAGAATATTTCCAAAAGAAACTTTATAGATCACTAAACGTTCCAATCAGTAGATTAGAAAGTGGTCAAGGTTTTAATATGGGAAGAGCAGCTGAAATTAGTAGAGATGAATTAAAGTTTACTAAATTTGTAGGCAGATTAAGAAAGAAATTTACAACTTTATTTTCTGACTTATTAAAAACACAACTTATTCTAAAAGGTATTATTGCACCTGAAGAATGGGACGTTATAGGTCAAAGAATATTTTATAGTTTCTTACAAGATGGATTCTTTGCTGAACTTAAAAATTCAGAAATTATGAGAGAAAGAGTTGGTCTTGCAAGAGAATTAGAAGGATACGTTGGTAAATATTATTCAAATGAATATATTAGAAAAAATGTATTAAAACAAAATGAACAAGAAATTAAAGAAATTGATAAACAAATTAAGTCTGAACAGGTTACTGAACCTGCTGAAGATGAACAAACCACTTCTCCTAACGAAAGAGATGATGGTGAAGAAAATCAATAAGAGGTATAAATAATTATTATGAGTAATGAAAATATAAAAAAATTTGTTGATTCACTTGAAAAAGGAGATAACTTACAAGCGGCTGATGCTTTTAAATCATCAATTGCTGATAAAGTTTCTTCTGCTTTAGATGATAGGAAAACAGATGTTGCAAGTAATATGTTTGCAGCTGCTTCAGTTACTACCGATGCTAATTCAGGTAGTGTTGCAGATGTTGACACAACAGCAACTGAAACTCCTGCTGAGGTAACAAGTGATGAAACTGCTCAGTAAATTTAAAGACGAACAAATTACTGAAGCAAACGACTACAAACGTACTAGGCAGTATAATAAACTTACGCCTAAAATGAAACGTGCTGTAGATATGGTATTTACAGCGGCTGATAAAGACGCTGATGCTGTTGCTAACTTTGAAAAAAATGTTAGAACAGCTGCAAAAAAACATAATGTCAATGTGAATGATCTTATGAACTATTTTGATAAAGAAACGTTAACGATTTTAAGAAGGTAAAAAATGGCACAAACATTTATAGTAAAAGGAAGTGTTGTAACTAATCCAGTACAAAACGATTTTAGTTATGCTCAGTTTGTTAGAATTACTGCCGTTGGTGCAGCTGCTACAGCAACAATTACAGATGCTGATAGTACAGTTTTAGGAACTGTTTATATTGCTCAAAACGAGTCAGTAATACTTGAAAAGAAAAATAGTGATAAGATTACTTGTTCAGGTTCAAGAGCAAGCGCAGTTGGTTCACCAAGAAGTTAATTATGTATGGCTTTTACAACAACGACTTTAACAGACGATAATTTTAAAGTAACTGTAAGAGCAAGTGGTATTGGTAACGAAACAAAAAATGTTTTGTTAGATGCTTCTGAATTATCAGGTGCAACATCAAAACCTAATTTGTCAGTTGCAAAGATATATTATGAAATTTTAGGTACAGGTAATCTAACTTTATTTTTTGATGCTGAAACAGACGAAGAAATAAAAGTTTTATCTGGTCGTGGAACATATGGTTTAGTTGTAAACGAACCTAAACTTGAACAAGGATTAACAGGTGCTACATTAGTTAATCCATCAGGTGATATACTACTTTCAACAGATAGTAATGTATCAACATATAATTTAGTTTTAGAATTTATTAAAGAAGAAGGTTTTACAAATGGCTGATACAGTAACAAGTCAAGTTTTAACAGACACAACAGGTGTTAAATACGCTGTTAAATTAACAAATTTTTCAGATGGTACAGGTG